CAACGTGCATCAGCAAATAGTACGCCATTGATTGTGGTCTGATCAGCATTGCTGATTGTGACCCACTGGTCTTCACCGTTGACACTTTGCCAACGACTAATCAGTGGATAGTTTTCTAAATCACTTGTGTCAATCCATAAATCACCATAGGCCAATGGGCTTTCTGCGTCGTCAGTCTGTGTGGTTGGTGCTGTAGCGCTGAATATTGGACCAGCGGCATTGGTCAAACTTAAATCGTAACCACGAACATCGTTTGTGACATTTTGATAACCGTACCAGTCACCGTTGTTTTGGATCATGATATCAGCTGTTGTGGCATCGCTGTAGTACCAGTATGTGCCATCTGTTGGGTCAATGTTTGGTTGACTTGCGCTAGCTGTGTAAGTAAACACTGGTGAGCCTACCCAGTTACTGAGTGTCAATCCTGTACCATCCACGTCAGTTTGACGGATACCTTGCACAGATGTTGTAAAGCCTGCATCTGCTAATGGAGTGTTGGCTCCTTCTACTAGATAAATGTCGCCACCTGTAGAATGTGTAAAGTAAATTGCTCCTGCTTCGTTAACAGAGGCACTAACATTATCAACACCGGCGGCACTAACTGCGGATACAAAATCAGCACTGGTAGTACCTGTAATAGTAACTGTTACTGCCGCGGCTACTGTGGCAGTTTCTGGCTGAGTTGCGGCCAAAGTAAATGTAGAGTTAGTTACAAATGTAGGATTTGTTGTAGATCCAGTGACCACTGTAGCACCTGGAGCCAAACGCTCAAGAATCAAAGATCCTGCGGTGGTGTTGTTGTATGGGTCAATCTGTGCATAGGTGGTGCCGGCCGGAATTGCTTGTCCACCCGATGTTGGATCTAGGGCATAAAGTGCGGCCGCATCATTGGCATATACTGGGCAACTCTGCAATACAAATGTACCTAAAGTACTATTGTAACGTTTAATTTGAAGGAACATTCCTTGATTAGGAGTGTTAGTTTGCTGGAACACACTGCCTGTTGGTTCTGGCTGAGTATCTGTGGTGCGCCATCTTGGTGCTTGATAGTTTGGGCCTGCAAAGTAAGTAGGAGCAGCATATTGACCAGAGGTAATACCCAAAGTTGCTAAAGGTGTACCGCTAATATTGTTTATAGCAATAACGCCTGTGCCTTCTGTACTGCCATCATTTGTAGCGGCACTTGTTGCGTACAGTGTCAATTTTCCGCCAATGTTGGCAGCATAAACACCTGGAATAGTACTGTCGCTAAGGGCATTGATCTGAGTAACTAAATTTGTTACTGTGTTGTTAGGGCTAGCAGGAACTGTGAGTGTAATATCGTTAATAGCAAAACTGTTGCCTGCGATCAAAGTTTGTGGAGCCAGTGTGCCTTGTACTGTAGGCCACGCTGTTTTCCATTCGTCACTGCCGATCAAGACCCAGGTATTGTACAAGTCGCCGGCACTGGCACCATCTTGTATCCAGCCTGGTGCCTGTGATGAAGTAGGACCGCCACGCTTGTAGTAAGTTGGATTATAGACGTTGGTTGCTGTAACAGCATAGTCGCCAATACTACCATAGCTAGGCAGGGGTACTGTACTCAAATTTTCCAAGTACACAGTATCGGTAATAACACTAGGTGTTTTTTTGGTAAATGTGGCTGTAGTTTGGTTCCACTCGGTAATACCCCAAGTGCTGTTGGTAGTGTCTAACCAGAAACTGCCGTTGGCAGGTGCTCCAACAGGGCGAGTTAAACTGGCTGTAAGTGCGGCCAAGTCAATATCAGCTCGCATCACATAGGCTATATTAGTTACGCCCAGTGCAGAATATCCAGCTAGCAAGCCGTATTCATTAAGTTCGTATCCATTGATTGGAGTACCAGCTGTGGTATTGTAAAAGAATGGAACGCCAAATGTACTGAGCAGGTCTCTCTGACTTGTCATCAAATACAGTTTGCCAGCATTCGCTGCCAATGTTCCTGGAGCAATTCCAGTACCTGCGCCAGAGATTTTATTTTCAGCAGTTGCCAATAAAATAAATGGTACTGAGCTAGCAGCAGCGGGCGTGTAATTACTTTGGTCGATTACACTGACTTGTACACCTGGGGATACTAAGGCCATAACTAATTCCTTTTTGTTAATTAAAGATATTTATCGGTTATGACAAAAAGAACGGTATATCGTTGCCCTTACGGTAAGGTTTTACTTCAAAAATATGGTAAATATCAGCATGAGACCTGTATGCCCAACCTGTAAACAACGGTCATGTGCAATAAATTGTTATCGTGATGACAAAATATATTATCGTAGTCAGTGTGATTACTGTATCAGGAAGGGTCGTAGAATCAAGCCAGCAAAACCACAATGGGAGTCAGCTGGCTATAAGAAAAAACCCACATGTGATCGATGTGGGTTTAGGGCCAAGTTTGCAGCTCAGTTGTTAGTGTATCATGCAGATGGCAATTTACACAATACAGCTCTTAGAAATTAAAAAACTGTTTGTCAAAATTGTGAGATAGAAATTGCTAAGACTGATCAGACTTGGCGTCCTGGAGATCTTGAACCAGACGTTTAACTTGAGCATATAAGTTATCTAATCCGTCACTGTTATTGTCAATTACAGCATCAAAGTCAGTGCCGATCCAAGCAGTTTCACTAGCATGCACTTGATAAGTTTCTAATTGATTTTTGCTTAGCCGCCAAATTGTATTTCCATTTGGCCCTTGATTTACAATTTTTGCCAATTCGTACCACTCGGGTTCTGGGCCTCGAGTTACACGGATAACAACACCACCTGCACGTTTAATGGCCGCAATTTCATTAGGAAACCGCACATCACTAATGACAATATCGTTACTGGTTTTTCTTAATTTGTTTTCTAAGCTAGCGATCCAAGTATCGTCATGGAAGCTCTTACGAGCTACTTCGGTTCCCCAGACTTGTAACACATAGCGTGGAGTTAAATTGGGCATGTTCAAACGTTCTGCCCACCATGGATCCACTTGTTCGCGCCAGGTTCTACTCTCTGTTGTGCGGCCTTCCAGTAGCTCGCGATCCCACCCAAATACTGCAGATACTGCATCTTTAAGTGTGTTTGCAAATGAGTCGCGCTTGAAGCCATAAATGTTTTGCAGGTAATCAGCAATGGTGTCTTTACCTGATCCCTGAAAGCCGGCAATGCCGATGATCATCTGATTTCCTTTATGTTTAAGTGTTTGAGTGTGGCCTGCAACATGTCAATTTGCCTACGGCAATCTTCAAGTGCATGGTGGCTTGTTGGTGGCTTGGGTAGCTCAGGCCATAAACTGTAGATGGTACGAGCATCTCGCACATTGTAAAACTGCCAAGGCAAACTTTTACCGTATGATTTGTAAGCATGCTCAAGGATGTTCATGTCGTAAGTGGGGCCGTTGGCCCAAATAAATTTATGTTGCCAGGCTAATTTATATAAACTATCTAATGCTTGATCAAGGTCTACACGACCTTCTTCCATGAATGCTTCTGCTTGTGCTTCTGGCTGAGTGGCCCACCAGTCTATGGTATCTTGTTGTATGGTTCGATTTTCTTGGCTCTCAAGAGTAATTCGAGCATAGTAACAACGATCGTAATATCCTTTGCCAAACGGATCAAAACTCTGAGCCGCAATGGTTAAAATGGTCGCATCTGGACCAGTGCCTAAACCTTCAATGTCAATCATTAATGAGCTCATGCTAACAGTATAGCATGATTTTTGAAATAAATCTACAGAGTGTTAACCAATTACCCAGCTAAGTGGTTGTGATCCATCCACATAGTTCTTGAGTTCTTCAACCAATTTGTCCATACTGGCTTGGGCTTCAGCTTTCATGGCTGTGCCGTTTAAGGTGCCGCCGCCTTGTGGGCCAGCAATCTGTCCAAATTTTTCACGGGCTTCGCCAATGATCAATTTGCAGTTGGCTACCATGTAGTCACGTATCCATTGTACGATTTGGAAATCGCTCAGGAGATTAAATTCTGGTTTGAGATTATAGCACCAAAGCAATACCGATTCGCCTGTGCCTTTGGGATCTCGGATCAGTTGCAGTTTCTTGGTCACAGGATTCCAGGTATAGTTCATGTAAGCGCCAAACATACGTCCGGCTAATTCTACATATTGGCTATAAAAATCATAGGTAGCAAGACCACCTGCCACGTTAAAATTCATCAAATAAACGTTCATACTGGCTTGACTAAACGGATCAAAGTTTGACGCAAATGGGCCGGTTGAGTCTCCAAATGTTCTACGGAAAATCTGCCTAACTGTTTGTACTTCTTGTGGCAAATCGTAGATATTAACATTGGTTACCAACTCCATAAAGATATAACTTTCTTCATAGGCATTTTGTGCTCGCTGGCGATATACACCAATGGTACGTTGATAGGCCGCTTCGTAGTGCTCGGCGTCCAGCTCGAGATCAACAATTTGATCGCCTAATTGCAGGCGTACATAATCGATAAGATTTTGTTTTAATGTATCTAAGCTGGATTGATTTTCTAAGGCCATGTAAGGAAGCTCCGTGTTCCCTGTA